TACAACGCACAAGGTGATAACCTTCACGATGATGCTCCGGATTCAATTCACGGACTGAGCAAGCTCTTGGAGATGCTCTTGAAACGAGCGAAGAAGGGTAACCAGGCCGTAGAAGCGAACGCCAAAGACGAAGAGGATTTATCCGGTGCGGATAGCAAGCACGTTTTCCAAATCGGTACTAAGAAGAGTTCTGTTGTGCGATCACAGACACACAGACGACAGACCAGACGTAAATAGGGAGGAGGTTGACTATGGGTAAAGGTAAGAGCGCATCTGGCCAGGTTAAGCAGTTCGTTGGAAAAGCTGCTGGCGGGAATACTGACTCGTTCCTTGAGTCCGTTGAGAAGCAGATGAAGGACATTCGGAAAGCTTCCGGACAGACTTCGAACGAAGAAGTTAACGCGGGCAACACGGCCCTATCGGACTACGTACCTTATACGTATACGCCTTCCGCGTTGCGCATCTTGGTGGCTCACTCAACAATCCTTCCGCAGTGCGTTCGAGCATACAAGGATAACATCGTTGGATTTGGTTACCAGATCGAACGTTGGAACAACAAGGACAAAGAGTCTCCGGCACAGAAGACGGAGAAGGAAAAGCTCGATGAGATCGTTGAGTTCTTCAGTTTGGACATGCCCCTGAAAAAGATGCTTGGAAAGATCCTTGAGGATCGTGAAGCTCTTGGGGTAGGTTACATGGAAGTTTTGAGAGACGGAACAGGATTGCCCACACAGGGCTTTTACGTTGACGCAGAAACGGTCGAAGCTACCAAGTTGAGTGAACCAATCGAAATCGAGATCCTCCGACAAGGTAAACCGTTCAAGTACAAGAAGCGTTTTCGCAAGTACCGTCAGAGAAACACTTACGCATCTGCAGGAGCTTACACGTGTGTGTACTTTAAGGAGTTTGGCGATCCTCGCCACATGAATTACAAGACCGGGGAGTACGTCAAAGCCGGTGAGACGATTTCGGATGAACTTGAAGCCAATGAGATTTTGCCGTTCGTGCTTGGAACCGGAGTTTACGGAACACCAAGGTGGATCGGACAATCCATTCACATTGAAGGTTCCCGCATGGCGGAGAACTTGAACTACAACTACTTCTTACAGGGTCGTCACGTCAATGCGATGATCGTTGTAGAAGGTGGTACCTTGACAGCAGAATCTTACACGAACCTGCAAACGTACATGGATGGAGTAACTGGGGTGGACAACGCTCACAAGATGCTCTTGTTGGAAATCGATACGTTGATGGGCGAGGACGATGAACTGCTTGACAGTGCAACGAAGACTAACAAGCCAACAGTGAAGATCGAGAAACTGAACGATCTTCTTCAGAAGGACGCTTTGTTCCTTGAGTACACTGACGCTTCTCGTAAGAAGGTTCAGTCCGCTTTTAACTTGCCGGACTTGTACGTTGGGTACACATCAGACTTTAATCGTGCGACAGCGGAAGCTGCAATCGAGGTTACCGAACGTCAGGTCTTTGTACCTGAGAGGGAAGACATCGATTGGACCTTCAACAATCTGCTCCTTGCTCCTTACGGGTTCAAGGAAGTGTACTTGAAGTGGCAGGGGCCAACAACGACAGATCCGGAACAGCAAGTGGCCATCTTCAATGCTGCGTACACCGCCGGAGGTATCACACCCGCTGATGCAAGGAAGTTCGCTGGTAAGGCGTTCGACCTTGAAATGGAAGTGTTCACTGACGATTGGGCGAACATACCTATTCCGGTACAGACGTTGAAGAACCAAACCGCACAGACCACACCAGGTTCGAACGTTGCTTCGAACATTCTTGGAACGGGTACCTTAACTGATACCACAACAGGCCAGTCTTCTGAAGTGGTTGCGGTACCGGGAGAAGTTTTGAAGTCCTTAAAGACCGCAGATGAGTTCATTGGTTTCCTCAAGGAAATCAAGAAGGAACTACAACGCCAGAAGGAGGTAAACTAACATGTTTGCAAAAACCGTAACACTGGTAGCGAATACGGATACCCTCATTGACTTAGGAGAAACGTGCGATGGATTCGTAATTACGAATCAAACCGCAACTGCGTTGCACGTGAATATCGATCAGGTTGCAGAAGCCGATGCGGATGGTTCCATACTTGTACCCGCAAGTGGAACAAGAGAAATTCGTCATCGCGGTCAAATCGTACATGCGATTAGTACAGGCACTCCAAAGGTTGAAGTGCTTGGATATCGAAGAAGTCCGAGGTGATAAGCATGTGTAACTGCGAAGCAATCAAGTACATAGACGCGATTCTGAAAGCAGAAGATGATGACCTGGAAGCCTTGCTGGAAGCGGAAGGCTTCGTTGACGGCAGAGCTACGATCCTTGGAATCAACTCCCTGGAAGATGACATTGCGTACTTACTTGTGAACCAAGGAGAATACTTCGCAGGTAACCTTACCCAGGAGATGCTGGAAGAGAAGACGGTCATAGATCGACTCACTCAACTGCTTGACGATGATCCGACTAATACCCAAGCCAAGGAACTGTTCAAAGCTTTCTTCGCAAAGGAACTTCCGGACTTCGCAGAGAAGTATCTTGCGGACTTGGACATGAGTTTGAAGTACTACGAAGACCTAGATACGATGGATGAACTTACTGCCTGGAGCAACACATTAGGAGATTCCGTTGCAGGTTCTTCGCAAGAGGCCTTTCGGTCGATCTTGACTGATGCCGCTTCCAAGAAGTTGGATGTTGCCGCAGTCACAGCCCTGCTCAAAGAGAACTATGCCTTTTCCGAAGGACGCGCAAGGAGAATGGCTTTTACGGAAACACTTCGCGCTCACAGCTACAGCCAATACAGTGCGTACCAGCAAACACCTTCCATTGCGAAACTCAAATGGGTTCACAACGGAGCTAAAGATCCGAGACCTTGGCACCAGGCAATGAACGATAAGGAAATCGAAAAGGATGAGCGCTTTACGGTAGTCGCTCCTACGGGCACTTACACCTGTCGCTTTCCGAGAGACGCTAACTTGCCAGCAACCGAAACAGTGTTCTGTCACTGCACGGTTGAAGGGGTGGTAGATGTAGACTTCGCCGACAAGGATGACGAAACCGTAGAAAGCGTTCCGAGTGTTTCTCAGGAAGCAAAGGATCGCCTGTATGGTCCGCAGAAACCAATGCAGTACTTTAACGAGACCGAACTTGATCCACTCGAGAATTCGATCGTCGAGTTTACCGGTGGCGGTATTTCCTTCAGTGGTAACGAAGCCGTACAGATCACAAGCCTTATTAAGAACGCCGAGGATAGCACCAAACCGCTATTTAGGATAGAGGAAGCCGCATTCCAACTCAAGAACATGAAGGCCGGGGATGTATACGAAAGCGGCATTCGCAGTTTCTCGAAGTCAACGAAGTTCGTAGATGACACTCTTGGAGACTTTTCGGACATGGACTATACCGAACCAGCAATCATTAAGATCGTTGGATCTTCGAAGAGCCTTAACATTCAGGGGTATAGCATGTTCACCGACCAAGCGGAGTCACTGACGACCGGGAAGTTCGAAGTTCTCAATACTACCACATGGGAAACTGAAAAGTATGGCAAAGTCAAGGTGATAGAAGTAAAGCAGTTAGAAATTCCGAAGGCAGATTAAAAGCTCCGGTTTATATTCGGGTATAGCCCATTTTAAGAAACAGGGCGTTATAAAGTATCTGCCGAAAATTGGCCCGCCATAGCAAAAACGCTATTTACAATAACCAATACTTGTAGGGAGGTGAAAAATGTGCCTAACGCAGTAAAGAAGTCCATTGAAATGTCCGATGTCGAGATTACGTTCCTGTCCTTAGTTGACAAAGCCGCTAACAAGCATCAGTTCTTGGTGGTGAAGAGCAAGGATGGAAAGCCGCAGGTGAAGTTCTCTGCAAGTATCTTGAAGTCTGATGCAACTGCACACGAGATCACAGGAATCGTTTACGAACCGCTCACCGCGGATGCTCACGACAACTTCATGACACCGGAAGAGATTCAGAAGGCTGCAGACTGGTTCGATGAGAACGGTCTTGGTTCGGATCTCCAGCACAATGGTCAAACGATCACAGGGGTCGAAATTACGAAGTCGTGGGTCGTAGAAGAGAACACGGAAATCAATGGCACAGTAGTCAAAGCAGGCACATGGCTTGCAACAGCAAAGATCGAGAATGACGACATTTGGTCGAAGATCGAGAAGGGCGAAATCACTGGATGGTCTATGGGCGGAGTTGGAAACTATTCTACAGCGGACGTTGACATTTCATCCGTTGAGAAGAGCTTGACAAGCAAGATCCTGGCGGGTATTGCAAAAGCTCTTGGGTTCACCTTCGACGGTAAACCAATCGAGGAAACATCCTTCACGGAAGAGTACAACAAGGCCAACAAGTATTCCAGCTTCTGGAATGCGTGGAACACCTTGCAGGACTTTTTGATTCCGTACGACAATGCGTACTCTTGGGAAACTCATTTCCAGGAGAACCAGCAGGTCATCACAAGCGCGTTGCAGCAGTTCAGCGATGCAATCGTTGAGGTGCTTGCATCCAACAATGTTGCTAAAGCTTTGGAACCGTCCAAAGAGACGATTGCAAAAGCTCTGGTAAATAAATCCGGGCAGAAGATGAATGCCGAGCAGGTCAAAGTGCTTGACAACATCAGTAAAGAGCTGTCTGTTCTCAAGGGACAGTTCACAGCCGATTCAGAGGAAGGAGAGGACAATATGAAACCCGAAGAAATCAAGAAGGCAGTCACAGAAGCAGTTACCGCCGCGGTTGCACCTATTCAGAAGGAGCTCGATGAGCTCAAGAAGACTTCCACTGAAGCGGCACCTGCAACCGAAGAGGTAGCCAAGGCCGAAGGGGAAGACATGGCCGCGGTCATCAAAGCCGCTGTTGCGGAAGCTCTTGCACCCGTACAGAAAGACCTGGACGCTGTTAAAAAGGCAAAGGGAATTTCGAAGCAACTGGAAACTGACGACGATGTCGAAGAAGTTAGTGGACCGGTAACCAAATCCGTGTTCGCTGGCATGTTCGGCTCGAAGCAGTAATAACCACGATCATTTAGAAGGAGGTAAAATCACATGCCTAAGACCAACAAAGAAATCATCGAGAAGGCTTTCATGTCCTTGGCCAGTCTGAGTACTGCCGGACAACTGAACCCTGAACAGTCCAGGACCTTCATTCAGATGCTCGTGGATCAACCCACGATTCTGAGAGAAGCCAGAACTGTATCTTTCGTCGGTGACAGCAAGAAGATCGAGAAGATCGGCATTGGCTCAAGAATACTGCGCCCTGCACAAGAGGGTACCGCTCTTGCGGAAGACCAGAAGTTCGTTCCTACGACTTCCAAA